CCTTGCCGCCCTCGCCCCCGCCGAATCCTCATAGAGATACTGTGGCTCCGGTAGCCACAGGCCGCCGAGGGCGCCGTCCGCGAACATGCGCTGGATGTAGCGCTGGTCGAGGAGCTGCTGCTGGGGCGAGCTGGACAGTCCTGGCGCGGGGGCAGCGACCGGGAACAGGCTGGCCCGGCCCGGAGTGGCACCGAGCGCCTGACGGCCCGTGGGACGGCGCGTGGCGAGCATCGGTTACGCCTCGAAGCTGCGCCCGCGCCCGGTGATGGTCACGGTTTTGGCGGAGGTGACGGTGACCAGACTCTTGGCTTGCAGCTTGGCGCCGGCTTCCACTTCGAAGGTGTAAACCCCATCGCTGTCCAGGGTGCCCAGGGTCGGCAGGACCGCCACGCGAGCGGCAGCGCCATCGGTGCCTGACAAGGTGACGACGCGCACCGTCCCCATCAAAAAGACCGTGCCGCCTTTGAGCAGCCCGAACTGGATGTTGACGGTGGACGTATCGTCCGAGCAAATGGCCAACCCTTCGACGCGGAAGCTCTTTAGCCCGGCGGAATTATCATACAGGTCCACCCAAGCGGTGGTATCTGCCGGGAGGATGGTCTTGGCGATGTTCTTGACATCTTTGGCAAACAGGATTGTGTCCGACATTAGCGGGCTCCGAAGGCAAGGGCGATAAGAAGATTGGCACCGTACAGAGAATTTGCTTGGTCAGCGGTAGCGAACGCGCCGACATCTTCAGCGGCTGCTGTACCGACATCCGCTGGCTGCAACGCTGTGCCGGCCAGATCAAGCGCCGCATCAACCGCCGCGCCATCGGCGTAAGAAGATTCGTAAAGGGGCACGGTGGCCATCAGGCAGGTACTCCAAAGATAGCGCCATCGGCGGTGCTGAACGCAAAGCCCCCGGCAGTAAAGACTTCGGTGTCGGCGTAGAGAACGTGGCCGGTGCTGTCCATGAGGTAGTTGCCGTCACTGTCGAGCAGGACGTAGCCGCCGGCGAGCATGGCGGCGAGGGCGGGATCGCCTTGCGCCGTCAGCCCCGTCAGCCGGGTCAGTCGCGTGAGGCCGGTCAGAGCGGCCATTTAGGCGGGCGTCCAGCGACTCAAGGCCACGATGGCCGACCCCTGGGGCGCCCGACCGTAAACATAGCCAGGACCCGATAAGGGCCGGTTGAAGGCTTCCCGCCCGGCGGGGCTGAGTACATGGCCGATCAGGCCGGCGGCGGGCTCGGCCTCGGTGGCCATCGGCACCACCTCCACCGACCCGGCGCGGCGCGGCAAGGTCAAAGTAAAATCATCACCCGCCGTGACCAGCAGAACCCATTCATCGGTCAAGGTGATATTAGAATGTTCGTCAGCCATAGCGGGCCTCGTGAATCAGGCCGCCGTCCGTGGCGGCAGGGGGGACGGGGCGGGGCTTAGGTGCGCTTGGCGCGCTGCAACATCCCGGGCCGGGTGCAGAGGTACAAGGGGTAGCTGTACACCTCGGGTTTCACCCACATATCCCGCTCGCTATCCCGGATCAGCAGGCCGTAGCGGCTCTGACCCAAGGTGTTGACGAACTGGAACGACTCCGCCGGGGAGTAGGCGACGACGAAGGTGCCGGGCGATCCCATCGGGAAAAACTTGCAGGAGTTGGTATCGACGGCGACGGTGGAGTCGTTGTCGGTGCCCCAATAGCGCATGAAGGTAATGCCACCGTATTCCAGCAGGCTGTTCCCGGAGATGCCGAGCATCTGCGCCAAGCCGGTTTGGTCACCATAGAGCGACTGGAACTCGCGCAACTGGGCGACTTCGCTATGGGCCATCAGATCCCGCCAGAAGGCCGTCCCGCACAGGCCGATGCAGCGGGTGCCGGCGGTCCAGCCACCCTTGGCGGCGGCGCGCATCTGGGTGACCACCTTGTCGCAGTTGAGGGCCAGGGCACCGGCGGCGGGGGCGGCATTGTCGAGGTCGAAGTCCAGTTCGCCGGCCTGGGACACGCCCATCTCCGTAAACCAGTTGTAGAGCGTGGAGCCGTCGGCATCCTTGACGATGCCCTGGATGGCGCCGAGACGCAGGTTCTCGTGGGTCAGCTCCATATCCGCCAGGAGGCGGGACTGGCGCTCGGCCACCACCTGCATGATTTGCTGGAGTTCGGTTTCGGAGCCGAAGGCGCGGATGCCCTGGATCTCGTCCGCATAAATGGTATCGCCGCGGGCCAGGCGCACGGTGCGGAAGTCGCGGACGGTGCGCTTGGCGGTCTCCTGCTGGCCGAGGGGCGCGCCACGGGCGGAGGTGTGGATCAGGCTGAGTTCCTGGGCCACCCGCTCAATGGCGACGCTGGTGGTCCGCACCGGGCGGGGGGCGAACAGGTTCATGGCGCCGATGGCCTGGGGCGGGACTTCGATGTCCTGCAACGCCTCGGTCAGGCTGGTCATCGAAAACGCATTCTGGGAAAAAATGTCCATGGTTGCCATGGGGATAGCTCCTGCCGCGCTTAGCGGACGATGATGCCGTTAAGGGCGAGTTGGGCGGTGGCGGTGGTGGTTTCGCCGGCTTCGATGTCCGACGGCCACACCAGTTCGGCGGCGTTGACTTCGGCATCGCGGACGATGGCCACGGCGGCGCCGTCGGCGCTGGCGCCGGTGGTGCACGCCTCCCAGAGCACGGCGGCGGCGGTCTGGCTGCCGTCGGTGCCGTCCTGGTTGAACGCGACATAAGTTGACGCATTGGTGGCGTTGGCGATGGCGACGGCGATGGTGAACTGGGCGGCGGCGCTGAAATCGGTGGAGCCGTCGGCCAGGGTGAACTGCACCTGGCCCTCGTAGGCGGTGCCGACCACGGCCACGCCGTCGAGGGTGCCGTCCGGGCGGAAGACCGCGAAGTTACCGCCGGCCGCCACGCCTTCCGTCAGGCGCACGAGGTAGGTGCCTTCCTGGACGCCGGCGCCATAGGCGGGGTCGGCCAGGGTGCAGGTACCGTTGCCGGTGCCGGTAAAGGCCGGCGTGCCGACGGTCACGGCGCCGGTGTCGGTGGGGATCAGCGCCACCACCTGCCCCGCCACCAGGGTCTGGGAGCGGCCAATGGTCAGGGTCTCGCGCGAGCGGGCGCCGGGGGCTTCGGAAACCAGGAACTCGCCAGTGTGCTGGCCTTCAGTGAGAATGGTCATTACTTAGTACCTGCAAAAGAACGGTTGATTTTGGCGGTCACAGCCTTCCATGCGGCGGCGGGCGGTGGGGGCTCCTCGCCACTGCCGGCGCGGATGGCGGGGCCGGTGTCGCCGGCCCAGACATCGAGGAGGGCGGCGCGGACCTGCTCCAGGTCGAGGCCGGCGGCGATGTAGTCCGGCGCGCGGCGGGCCTGCTGCACCCGCCCGCAGAGGTCGGTGATGGCGGCGACGCGGGCGCGCTCTTCGCCGATGGCCTGGGCACGCACGGCGGCCAGGTCCGGGCCGGGACCCGGATCCGGGGGCGTGGCCTCGGCGGTGGGGGTGTCGAGTACGGGCAGGTCTTCCGGCCCGGCGTCCTGAATTTCAGGCATGGGTTGCTCCTCCGGGGACCGGACGATAGTGACAGGGAAAGTTGCGGATGTACCGTCGCGGCGCACTTGGGCGCCGGCGTCGGCGGGGACCGGGACGATGGAAATCTCCAACGGCTCGAAGCGGGTGATACGCACCAGGTCGGGGGCGCCGCGGGTGGCGGCGGGGGTGCGTTCCAGTTCGTGGATGGCGTAGCCGATGGAGACGTTACGCAGGATGCCGGCGGCGATGTCGGCGCGGATGCCGGCGACCTCGGGGCGCTGGCTGAGGCGGATTTCGGCGCGGCCCAGGTTGTCTTCCACCCAGGCGCGTTCGACCACGCCAATGACGTGGGCGAGGCCATAGTTCTGGTGGGAGTCGAGGACCGGGGCGCCGGCGTTGAGGCGGGTGAGGTCGGCGCCGGCCAGGTCCAGGGATTCCAAAAACGGCTGATCGGCCCACAGGTCGTAACGGCGCACTTCGGCGCCGGTGGACCAGGTGAGGCCGATCACGCCGTCAACGGCGGCGCTCGACGGGGTGTCGATGCGCGCCAGACGGGTTTGCAGGGGGAGCGAAGGGGTAGGCATGGCGGTTAGCTCAAGAGGGCCGAGGGGCCGGAGGCGGTAGCCGGGCGGGGGGTGGTCATGCGGCTTGGGCCTCCAGAAAAACGGGAAAAGCGTTTTGACGCGGGGCAGGCGGGGGCGGGGCGACGGGGGCGGCAAAAAGTTGGCCTTGCCGTTGCGCATCCGCCAAGCGAGCCGACGAGAGGGCGTGATAGTCTGGATTCAGTTCGATGCCGACATAGCGGCGCCCGTGACCAACCGCCACCACTCCAACGGTCGCTGCGCCATTGAAGGGATCCAAGATGAGATCACCCGGACGCGACCCGGCAAGGATGCAGGGCTCCACCAGCTTGGGCGGCATGACGGCGAAGTGGGCGCCGGCATAGGGCTGGGTGGCGATGGTCCAAACGGAGCGGCGATTACGCGTTAGCGGGCCTTGATTGGTTCCTAATTTTCCTGCTTGGTTTGTGCCTAACGCTGCCTGCTTGTGTTGCGCAACAGAAATAGGTGAACCAACAGGCTGTAACGCGGTTTCCTGTATTGCTGCCGCATCCCAGTAATACCGCGCGCTCTTGGTCAGCAGAAACAGATATTCATGCGACTTGGTGCAGCGATCCGTAACGGATTCCGGCATGGGGTTAGGCTTGGCCCAGATGATGTCCTGGCGCAGATACCAGCCAGCCGATTGCAGGGCGAAGGCGACACGCCAGGGGATGCCGAGCAAGTCTTTCGGCTTGGCGCCATCTTCGGGACGGATACTCATTACCCGGTTGGGCAGTTTGTCATCGCCGTCGCGCGATTTTCGCCCGCCGTTGCTATAGCTATCGCCAAGATTCACCCAGCAAACCCCATCATCCTTGAGCACACGCCACACTTCGGCAAACACCGCCACCAGATTGGCGACGTACTCATCCGGGGAGGCTTCCAGGCCAATCTGCCCGTCATGGCCGTAATCCCGCAGACCGTAATAGGGCGGCGACGTAACGCAGCATTGCACCGATGCCGCGGGCAGGGTCTTGAGCACGTCCCGGCAATCGCCGGTGTGCAGCGTGGCATTACCCATGCGCACCGGCTCACCCATGACGGCCCCGCTCCGGATCCGGGGTGGCGTCGTCCGCGTCATCCTGTTCATCCTGGTCATCCATGTCATCCCCGGCATCATCGCCATCCGGCTCATCATGAACCGGCGGGGCAGGCGCGGCGGCGGGGGCGGCGATGCTCTCCGGGGCGGCGGGGGTGACGTTCTGGCGCGGGTCGCTGGCCAGGACCACGCCGGCCTGGTCAAGTTCGGCATTCCAGGCGGCGATTTCGGCAAGGGTGGTGGCGGGGTCCATGCCCTGCTGACGGATGGCCTCGGGCATGGAAATCAAGCCGGCGCGGATTTTCTGCACCAGGGCGGGGATCTCGCGCACCTCGTCCACCATGATGCGGGCCGGGGCGGTCCACAAGGGCACCTCGGGCGCTTGCAGGCGCGGGGTGACCAGGGCCTCGGCTTCCAGGTACCAGCGGGCCAGGGGTTGCAGCAATTGCGGGCCGAGCATCCCCCACCGCCAGGCGGCGATGTTGCGCGAGAACTCGTTCCAGCCCATCCTGGCCGAGGAGAAATTCACCTGGGACAGGTCGCCGGTGATGATCTCGTAGGGCAGGCCATAGGCGGCGGCGACGGCGCGCAGTTGGGCGGCGATAAAGCTCTGGTCGTCTTCCGGCTGGGGCGGGGTGGCGAATTGCATCTCGGTGCCGGGCACCAGGTATTCGATGGTCCCGGGTTCCAGCTTGTCGAGGGGGTGATAATTGTCCGGCTGCAGTTCTTCGGGGATCTCGGCGAGGCTGTCCACGCGGCGGAAAGCCATGAAGCAGGCGGCCAGGCGCATCCGTTCGCGCTGGGCCTCCTGATAGTCGGCGATGTGGCGCATGGCCAGATAGCCGGCACGGCCCCAGGGCACGCCGCGCACCTGGTTGGGCCGTTCGGTCAAGAAGAGGTGCAGGATGTCGGCGGCGGGGACGAAGACGGAGCCGAAGGCGGCGAGGCGGATGGCGTCGCCGGGGTGTTCGCGGTGCAGCCAGTAGCCGGTGCGGCGGTCGTCGCGGTCGAACTGGACGCCGAGGCGGATGTAACCGCCCTCCGGCAGGACTTCGTTACGGGTGTGATCCAGATAGTCGCTTTCGAGCACCTGGATCTGCAAGGGGACCGGCAGGGCCGGGTCGCGGGCGGGGCGGCGGCGGACCAGGACCTCGCCAGATTCGACCACGGCGCGGAGAATTTGCGCTTGCAGGCCGTAGCCATCGGCGCGGCCGGCGGCATCGCAGCCGGTGGCCTCGTACCAGGCGGACCAGCGTTTTTGGCGGCGGGCGCTGGACCAGGTGCAGCGGATGCCGGCGCCGACGGTGTTGTTGACGATGGCGGCGACGCCGCGCTCGGCATAGGCGTTATTCCGTACCAGGTCGCGGTGGCGGTTGCGCAGGGTGACCAGATCGCCTTGGATTTCTTGGTTGGGGCCGGTGCTGCCGGCCGTCCAGTCGGCGGTGCGCCGCGAGAGGGCGGCGCCTTCATAGCGGCGGGTGGCCGTCAGGGGGCGGCCATGGCGGGCCAGCCGGGGGGGGTTAATAGCCGAGCCCATATTCCAGATACCGGCGGGGCCTGGGGGGGGGGGGGGTGGGGGTGGCGACATCGACGGGGGCGGTGGGCCGGGGGCTTAGCAAATCGTCGGGGGGTTGGGATTGAATTGCGCCGTCCGCCGAGGGCCCC